GCTGTATTCTCATGGATTCTAGAGATTGTCTTTGGTTCTGTATCATTCATATATGCATCTTTAAGTTCTGCAAAGATAGTAAGCAATTGAACAAAGTCATTATTGGTGAGTCTGATATAACTGTATACACCTTGATCTGTAATAACTTGTTCTTTTGCTAATTGCTTTGCTCTGTATTCTGGCATGTCACGGTTATTTCTATTGTCACCGCCGTCTTTAATATCGAATACTAGATTATATGGCAGATAGATTGCATCGGTAATCCAAGTATGCTCTTTACCATCATATTCATAATAGATAGTCGGACCAGGAGTGAGTAGGTCACCAGAATCTAGATGCAATACAACATCACAAAACTCTAGAAATTTCTTTTCATAACTACCGACGTAAGTTTTGTATGTTCCGTCAGACCATCTATATCTACCAGAAATGCTTCTATTAGCAAGCATCTTTTCTTCTTGCCATTGCATATCATCAAGTAGAGTGGTCTTGCCATATACACGTAGCATATTGTCTTTGTAATTCTCTCTTGCTTGTTGTTTGCATTTATCCGAGCAGTATGACTTATATCTTACAGAATTCTCATCCCAATCGGTAGGCTTTTTACAAATTCTACAGATACCTTGTCCTGCTCCAATAGGCTCTTTCTTATTACATAGATCAAACACAATTCTATTTGCAGTATAACCTTTATCTGGATTCAGCATGTCATCATGATACTTGTCAATATGACTAGCTAACTTATCTCTTTCAAAAGACTTACTACAAAAAGGACATCTATGCTTTCTTATAGTAGCCATAATAGTCCTCCTTTCATAGTATTATAATAATGTTTTAGAGTTAGAAGATAATGAAAGAGTCAACTGCTTGTATTGTATACTATATAAGTAGAAAGTGGTTACCAAAACGGTTATAAAGAACACGACCACATGGAGGCACAAAATGATTAAGATTAGTTTGGGTAAGGAAATAGTCACACTAGAGAATACAGCAGAACCGTCTGAAGATTTGATGGTTCCATCCTCAATAGTTGATCTTACAGAAGGCTCGACAACGCAAATAAAAAATAGGGGCAAGATAAGAACCGAGTATACCCTAGCAAGTTTGAAGTTGGAGACAACGTCGAACATAAATCCTTTTTATAAAGAGGAGATTGTATCGGTAACAATAGATATCGGTCAAAAAGGTTACTTATTCTCAACTGGCTGGATATCTCCTTTATGGTTTCTAGCACATAGAAAAACTGTGTGTTGTATCAAAAAAGGAGACATTTTACTGGCTCAATTTGAGCTAGTATTCGGCAATTATTCTATCGAAGAGTACGTAGACAATCCAACTCTTATAGCAAGTAAATTGGGCAACAGTATCTATTGGTCTGTACAGAAAAATGTTATATGTATGGACATAATGTATACTAGAAATACAGAATTCGAAAAGTACTGTATTTCAGAATCAAGACGGATTCAGAGGATATTACTGCCTCCACCACAACCAAAGCAACCAGAACCTCAGCAGCAGCCTAAACCTAGACCTAAGGCTGACGAAATACTTCCATCTCGCTGTACATGTGACATAGATTATTGGGATAGATTGAATTCAATGTCATCAGAGGATCAAGCTTACTATGGATGGGAACGCGATCCACAGTGACACAATATAAGAGACGGGGCTTGGCAACCCCGTCTCTTTTTTGTATCAGTACTTGTTCATATTGATGGTAGTCAGCAGAAACTGATTTGCTGTTGCCATGAGAGTGACAATCTTAGAAATAGTTTCAATGATGCAGATATCAGTGTCAATGCTGGTAAGAACATCTTTGTCAAATTTACGGGTAACGACATTGTATGGAGCAATATTTTTGAGAGACAGCTCCATAACACTATCCGCTTCAGACTCGTTGATACCGCAGCTCATATACAGAATACGTGCGAGATACTCATAGCCTCTGCAGATAATATCAAGAAGATCTGTATTGATATCTTCACGGCGGTCTTCTTTCTTAAGAGTAGTTGCAGCATACAGACCCTCGAAGTTTGCTGCATAACCGACACCACTGATAGCAGCAGAACGGCAGTTAAGAACAGCATCTTCCATAAGATCACGCTCAGCATCTCTATCAGCAACAGTAACACCACCAATATAGATTTCAACCATATGACCCTTGAGGCTGTGTAGACGCTTTTTCAGGCTATAGAGTTCAGTACTGTTATCACCCTCGGTAGTAAGCTTATTGATCTCTCCCTCAAGATACTCAATTCTTTGATTGAAGAGATCGGATGCAGTGCCATCATCATTGTACATATTCTGCGGATTGATGAAGGATGTCTTGTGCATATCGCTGACAACGGATTCTGCCGTGCCAGCAAACTCAAGAACCGATTCTGGATTTTCCAGCGAAGGCGCAAGACCCTGTTTGATATCATTGGCTTGGATTTCAGGATCGATATATTTTTTGATGTATTTGCAACCACAAAGATCGCAGATATCTTCCAGCTGATCCTGATCAGTCGGAGTGATATTAGTAATGATATTCAGGAAGCCTCTCTTTGTAACAGGAAGCTTTGCCATCAGTTGCATAATAGAATCGATATATGCACTGTAATCTCTGGAGATTCTCGGAGCAATAATTACCGTAGGAGTAATCTCAGACTGATTAGAGATAGGATCTGCGATATTTGATTTGATGATGAGATCGAAGAATGCACCCATTTCAAGAGTGTCGATCGGATCTTTAAATGCATAGATCTTCGGCGATCTTGTGATAACAGTATTCTTCACATTATCATTGATAAGCGAAGGATCAAAGTAACCACAGTCAAGAGTCATGCCGTTAAGCTCTTTGAGGTATGTATTGCCGTTGAGAGATGCGAGCACGTCAATATATACATCTTTGCCATATTCAACGTAGATATCGTTCAACAGGTCAGCAAGCTTTTCATTGCCGTTGGTAGAGATGAGCGCAATCTTACGCATATCTTCGATTGTTGCTTCTCTCTTATTATCTCTGATCATATCAGAAATCATACCAGTGATCTTTTTGAAATCTGCTACGATAGATCTCGGAGTCTGATACTCATGTTCTTTTTCATATTTCACAAGCTCCTTGAAGATAAATGCAGACAGAAGCGTGATACTCGTTGTGGAATCACCGATCTTTACGGCCTGAGTACGAGTTTCTTCTTCGATATCAGTCTGTACAGTTCTTGCGATCGGATCAGAGAACTGGACTCTGGAAAGAATCGTATGACCATCCTTGGTATATCTCGGCAGTCCTTTATCCATATCGATGATAGTGTTCGAGCCAAACGGACCGAACGAATTGATGACTGCTTGTGTGAGAATGTCCATAGTCTCAATCTGGATTCTTCTCAGGGATTCTTTTGACACTAGATTAGAATTAACCATTGGGGTTACCTCCTTGAATAATTTTATGTATTAGTTTTCGGGGTTATTATTTACAACAAACTTCAGAGCAGCATAATCTTTCTGTTGTTTGCTGTAAGTATCAATAAGAGCAAGTCTGGAATAACAAGTATTCCACAAGTAGTAAGAAAGTTCTGGATCTGGATATGGCTTATCTTGCATATATACATTAAACTTGTAATTCATTAACAGAAGGCGTTTCTCATTGAACACTTTGCCTTGAGCTAGGAACTTATAGATATCGTATTTGCTCTTAAATATGAAATCGGTGTAACCAGTCAGATCTACTTCTTCGAAGCTTTGTACAACTAATGTTTGCATGTCTTCATGATAACGCTTGATGATGTCAGCTTCTATCTGATTAGAACACACTACGGTTATATTGACTTCTGGTTTTGTGATAAATACAGATAGTAAAAAGAATATACCAGTGATACTAAGATACTTCTCATCTAGAAGATCGGCATATCGAGTAGTCATGATTTCTTTGTATATACCATCAGACACCTTTTTGGTTTTCATACAGATAGTGACAGGATTAGGGTCGTCTCTATTTAATAAGGCTTCTCTTACCTGTTGAGTTGTCATACCCATAATCTTCTGATCTATATACTTAGGATTGTTATACTCAGCTTGTATCATTCTCATGATACTGAAGTCAAGATCAATCATAGCATTGAACATAACCAAATATTCGTGCTTACCATTAATGGCATCTTGATCGATCTCTCGCTTGGTACCATCTGGTAAAATCTCCTCAATCTTTACACTCTCTATTGCCATGTATGCGACCTTCTTTCATTTCGTGTCCAGACGCGATTCTGGTAGAATATGGATAATACTTAAACCGTTTATTATCATTATTGCCATAATCTGGGTTTTCTTTTGCCGCTTCAAATGAGTCTGTGTTGAAGTTGAAATAAGGGAGCATTCTATTATGGAAATTTTCGGACACGTCTATCATGATATTATTTTTGTACCAATTATCAGACCCTGATACAATCATAATATTTACTTCTACATCTTTTGGACTATTCATATGGCAACAAAAGCGCCAGAGATGACCTAGCATACTTGTTGATTTGCTGTCTACCGTTAGCCCGACCAAAACTCGCTTTAGATACTTTTCAGATATATACACTCTGATATAAAGATTCTCATTTTTAATACTCCTGACATCGAGGCCATTGGTATTTATACATATATACGGTCTTGGACCGTATTTCTTTTTGTTGGGCATGTACATATCTGCAGCAAGCAATACAACTGGTGTATACTTTGCAAGTTTGTCATACCTCTTTGGAGCACACTTCCACTTAACGTACTGATAGTGGTTAGCAAATTTACGTTTCGCCTTCTTGCATTTAATTTTTTCACCGATAAGTGCCACTCTTGATTCACTTTCAGCAATTTCTTCTGGTGTGAAGATTTCAGTTTTTACTTCATCCCATGATGGACAAAAGATGCCATCTTTCATCTTAACTCCCATTTCACTCACCCTTAAATTCTTTCATTACTGATGATTCCAATTGCTCGGGATTTATTATATATGGTTTGTAGTTCGGTTCGAACTTCGGAGACTCTACTTGAACAACGGAGACAGAATTTTTATCGATTACAAGCCCACCAGTCTGTTTTTTCAATTTAGATAAGTGAGCTCCTATGATAAAGCATAATTTAGATTGATTAGCTTCATGCTCATCAAGTTCAATACCGAGAAGTTCTTGACGTTCTTCAAGCCATTCTTCAGAACTTTTGACAATATCGCCGCCTTTGGCTATAGCATTTCTCGTATGCCTTTGTACCGCCTCGTTACTCTTATCAAGAATAAACCTAACTCTGGCCATGTATTTAACATACAACTTATATGCTTCAAAAGATTTGAATCCGTAATGCTTCATGATAGCATTACGCTTCTTCCGTTTTTTCCAATCTTGTTTCATCTTTTGCCTCCATCCCTAATGCCAAAAGATCAGTATCATCAAAAAATCCTATCTTAATATCATCACTGAACTGTTCCAAAATA